GCTAGGCAGGGGCCGTTTGTTTACTGACTAGATCTCGCAGTTGTTACCTGTACAGGCTAACGTCTGTGATCCTTCAGTCATATCAGAGTTCTCAGAGATGTTCCACTCAATAGTCTCTGGGAACTCTTCCTTCAACTTCTCATAAGTCTCTAAGTCAATAGGCTCATAAGGTGCTTGTTGATAGGTATGCTCTGAGTAAGGCAAGAACGACACACCACTGATCTTGTCGAACTTGTTGTACAACCACTGACCCACCTCCAAAAACTCATCATCACGATAATAACAAGTCATTGATGGTTTGTGTTCACACCAGAAGTCCTGATATATCTCCCACAGTTCTAACTGCTCCATAGCACCCATCTCAGAGGCCACCACAGCCCCGTCAGGAGATGCTATAGGAAAGCTGAATACCTTGGTACTGGGTGACATTACATCGTCTTCTACGGGGACTCCAGCGGCTTCTAGGACTTGACAGAGCGGGTCTCTTGCATCTGCTCTAACTCGTCTAATGTATTGATCCGAGTATCTAGGGTGGATACCGCTAGCAGAATCAACCAACTGACTAACAGTACCGGAAGGTTTAACAGCAGTAATGGCAGTGCTAGTATTAATACCAAGCTTAGTAGCCCATTCCTTATTAGTGTTAATTGCTTCTTCCTTGAGTTCAGTAAGCCAAGTTTTGAGAACACCTTTATCTCTCCTTCCTGATAGGGTTGGATGGTCCATGATACCTGTTAGTGATACACCTAGTAATGCTTCTTCCTCAGTGTTTTTCTGCCATATCTTACGAAGGTAACGGAAGTCCGTTAAGGTAGCCTGTAGAGTTCCAAGGATAGACGCAACACGTACTTTTCGTTTAAGGTCTGACAACGTATCGGTTGACCTGACAACAACTTCCGATAGATTGCAGAATTGGTTAGGTCGTAGGATGATCTCGCTACATGGATTAGTTCCAAAATCATAGGTAGCATCTCGTCGCTCGTTCTTTGCAGCTTGCTTTTGACTTGCGACTCTAGAGAACATACCTCGCTCTCCTGATCGGGACTCGTATAAACTTTTCCACTCATTTAGGAATGCCTCAAAGTCTGGCTTCTCAGTATAACACGCACTGTTGTTTGCTAGTCCTCGTTGAGGATTGTCTTGCCACCACTGTCCTGACTTGCATCGTCTGAGTCTATCGTCAGTGAGGTTACTAAGACTGATGAGAGCGGACCTTCTAACTCCTCCGACGACAACGATTTGTGCAATCTTACAGCAGATATCGTGACACTCGATGGAGGAAAGCTTACGTCCAGCAGCCTCCCTAAAGATTTCAGTGGTAAATTTAAAGAGGTCAACAAGAGGATCCGGACCAGACGCTCTACCTCCAAAGGTTTTAAGGGCTGACCCCGCAAGTCGTACTCCACTGATGTCCCATTTTGGAAGCTGACCTGAATAGAGCAAGCTGATAAGTTCTCGATATGCTTTAGCCCATCCAATTTTGCTGTCAGCGACGTGTATAACGGTATCGGTGTCATGAAATTCCTCTGCTACTTCTGGTAGTTTAGATACGTACTGTCGTTCAACAGAGAAACCTACGCCTGTACCGCACATCAGCACGTACATCATCTCGTCAAACGCTTTAGGGTGGTCGATAGGTAGGTAGCTACAGTTGAAGCCAGCTACGTTGTCACGGTCAAGAGCGTCACCAGCAGTCATCAACGCTCTCATGCTAGGCATAACACCCATGTCATGAATGTCTGCAAAGATACCGTTAGCCTGCTCTAGTGTTAGCTTACCCTTCTCAATCCAGAAGTTTAAGTAACGGTCAATTGTTTCTTCCCAAGTCTCACGACGTTGTTCCTCTGGTAGGTAACGTGCGTAGCGGGACTTGTGAATGTATTGTTGATAGGCATCCATCAAGATTGTACCTCTCTGTCAATTAGTAGTTGTATGTAGTGCAGGGCTTTACGTAGATCTTCAAGACCGTTCTTGTCACGCCAGCGGGTAATGTACTTTACCACGTTAGCCTCACACCAATCAAGGTTATTGTCAATAATAAAGTCAATAGGTTGAATGTTATAACGTGAGTAATGGTTGCCGCCCACTTGTCTTTTACGTGCATTGTCCCACTCCTGCGGTAATGCGTTGTCAATACTCATCCGTACTTTCTCCTAAGATAATTCATACTTACAGGTAGCTCATCAAACGATCCGTCATTTACCTCGTTGAGCATCCATATTCCAGACCAGCTACCGTTCGTTTGTGGGTTTAAGTAGTCTTCATCATGGTTGTAATAAATACCAGCAAACAATCCAGTGATGTTACTACCGTCTGCTTTACGTGCGTAGGCTATGTCTCTGTCTTGGACATGCCCCATGATGCACGACATGAACTTCTTTTGCAACATGAGCTTTGCACAGGTTACTGGTCTGCCCATGACTCCGCTAGTGAAGTAGTGACAGTACGCGATACCGTCGATGATGATTGGCTGTAAAAAAGGCACAACTTCCCATCCTCCTTGTTCCAATTGGAAGTCATCATATGACATCAGCCCTTCTAGTTTTGCATCAGTCTCAATTGCTCGTTCGATGCGTTGCTCGTGATTACCTAACAAGAACACCATACGTGGGTTCCATGTTTTCTTCTTGTGAAGGCGCAGTCTGCGTTGCTCCTCAAGTATCGGTTTCATGAACGCCCACATAGCACGCTTACCAGCTTCAATGTCGTTGACGTAACGTCTACCCTCGAACGACTTCTTCCCAACGTCATAGCTACTGAGACTTGGCATGTCCCAGTGATCCCCCAGATGAATGATAACGTCAGGTTTAGTTGCGGCAGCGTACCGACCAGCCCAGTACAGGTGGTCAACAGGCATGTTAGGTTTTACTTGCGTGTCAGGTATTACAAGATGTCTAGTCATAGCTTCTTACTCCATCCAGCAGGACAAGTCTCCAACGTGTACCATGTGAAGCCTTGCTTTTCTGCCCATTCTTGCATGGTGTATTTTGTCCCGTCACTTCTACGTCTTGCTCCGGGCATTGCTGTTCTTGGATTTTGAAAAATGAATACTAACTCTTCAAAGTCACCAAGACTTGCTCTTACGTCTACATACTTCCTTGCTTCAGCGCGATCCCTGAATCTTCCTTTAGCTTCGATGTACAGCGTACCTACACCGTCGTGATAAATGAAGTCAGGCTCATACGTTTTAACTTGCGTGTATGTAAGACCTTCAGAGTGGTACTCACACTGCTTAAGCTTTTGATGCAAGTCGTATTCAAACCAGCTATCAAAGCCTCTAGGTAGACTACGTTTCGTTCTCTTCACTTGGTCTTTCCCATAGTTGATTAGGTTTACGACGTAACCAGAGCAGCCTAGCGTTCTCAATGACACGCTCTTCAGACTCTAACAACTCAACACACTTGTTGAACATCTCTATCTCTGACAGTCCTTCAAGGATCTTCTGAGACTTCTTATCACCAATACCATACACACCGACAATGTTATCAGCTTTGTCACCCATGATGATTTGACGATAGAAGAACAGTAACCCTTCCTCTTCATTAACAGATGTTAATTCACGCTTGTTGAAGTTGTAGTGTCTGCACGGTACTTGCTGGAAGTCCTTATCAAGACTGACAATGATGCTGTCAGGGATGGCGGTAGCATCGATAGCAATCAAGTCATCAGCTTCCTCATCTTCTGATACAACAGCATTCCACTCTTCGATCAAGTATTCACGTATTGCTTGCAAGTGTACAGGCTTTTCTTTGTCCTTACGATTACCTTTGTAAGGCGCAGTAACGGCTACATCATTACGAAAGTTACCCTTACCTGTTAGGTAAACACGGTAGTCTGGTTCGCCATCTATTTGTGTGTATAGATCACTGATCAGATCAGATAAGAAACTGCCCGTAGTATAACAGGCAGTCTTAACTGACTCGTCGTTGCACTTAAATGCACAACGATAAGCTACGATGTCACCGTCAACAAGGATCACAACGCTTCCGCTTCAGAGACAGAATTATCTGTATACTCGATCAACTCCGTAACCTTCATCTTGATCATCGATGGTGAGCGACCTGTGCCAACAGACCAATCGTAGTAGCCTACCACTGCTACTGCTTGTGAGCCGTTAGCGATGAGTACATCTTCAGGTATTTCCACACCGTTCTCGTCTGTCAACCGCATAGGGTTCTTAGACTTCATGGTGATGAAGAACTCGCGCTCGTCACCTTTGTTGCTAGGTGCAATACCCATCTCTTCAATGGCCTCAACAGCTTTCTCGCTGAGGTTGCCAAGCTGCACTTGGTACTTGTTACTGTACTTGTTGAGCTTGTTACGCTCGCACCAGTAAACAGTTCCGCGTACAGTAATGGGTGGTAGTTTGTTAGCTGTCATAGATTTCTCCTAGTGAGTTTCAGCCCAATTGTTGCCTACTCGATATTCGCCGTCCAATGGACACCGTAGGCCAAGCGTCTCTCCGGCGATTCTGATTGAGCGCACACCGATACGTCCGACTGTATCCGCATAGTGCGCTGGTGTTTCTATCTGCCACTCGTCATGTACGTTGGCTACAAATTTGTGTGGGATGTTACGTAGTTTATCTGCTAAGTGTATCAGCGCCTGCTTCATAACGCAAGCCCCTGCGCCCTGTAAAAGTGTATTCAATGCGGCGTGTTGTGATCTTACTCTGAGCTTTCGTCCGTCGAGGCCAGCAAGTATGCCAGACTGAGCCTGTCCGTCAGTTCTTCTTCTAAGTTCTTCAAGAGCAGGCGTGTTGTGTAGAAATCTCTCTTTAAGCCTTCTTCCAGTGCCGCTATTTCCTCCAACGATAGCTCCGATCTTAGCATCTCCGGCCCCATACAAAAACGCATATATGAATGTCTTTGCGAGAGGTCTTGTCTCAAGTCCCGCAGCTCGTTGATTAGCTGTATGAATATCGCCATTGAGGATTTCATTTGTGTAGTCATCGTCGTCCATGTAGTGAGCCAACATGCGTAGCTCTAATCCGCTGGCGTCAATGCCAACAAGTACGTTACCTTCATCTACAGTCCAGCATGATCGACACTCGTTACCGAACGGTGCAGACACCGCAGGAACCTGAGCCATGTTAGGTGATTGATGTGTCATGCGTCCCGTCACAGCTCCGTTGGTGATTACTCTACCGTGTACTCTACCATCGTCCTTGACAGCTTTCAACCACGAATCGATCTGAGCTACTCGCTTTTGCAGCATCATGTAACGTGCAACAGCCTTGGCTTCGGGAAGATTTATCCCATCAAGTACCTTCTCGTCAACGATGATGTTACCCTTCTCAGTCTTCTTGTCGAACTTTACACCAAGACCTTGCAGTCGCTCTGCAATCTGCTTACGTGAACCGGGATTGAATGTTGTTACCTTGTCCTTCAGTCGCTTGCCTGTCTTCTCTGACCAGCGTTCTTCAACGATAGGCGGGAAGATAGACTGTAGCTCTGCTTCAATGTTGTTCATCTCGAACATGAGATCCATCATCAACTTCTCTGCAAAGGGTACGTCAAGCTTGAAGCCGTTGCGTTCCTGCTCAGTCACGATCCAACCTACACGATGCTCAAGATCAATAGCCTGTTGTGAGAAACCTTCCTTGCGTAGCTGTAGTTCAAGCCACTGATGCACACGCTCAGTCAGCTCAACATCCGCTATACAATACTCGATCATCTCGTCAGTCAGTCCTCCGTCGTAGTCTGTGAAGTCGATCTTTCCTGCACCACCGAGTACGCTACCCCAGTTACGGAGCGAATGGCCTCCTTCTGCCGAAGGGTTATAGAGTCTTGAGAGGTAGAGTGTATCCACGACCCTAGTAGGATCAACATGTACACCCCAAACACGGTCAAGCACACCAACATCGAATCCGATGAGATTATGTCCCACAACTTTCTCAGCTTCATACAAAGTCCTCTGCAAAGTACTGGCTGTAGTGTGTACTTGGATGTTGTTCTTCACCTTCGTAACGGCACACCAGATCGTTGAGTGATCCAAAGTAGTTTCGATATCCAAGTAACAGATACTCATAGTACGCCTCGTTTAGTTCATCTTGTTTAGGATTAGGAAGTTTGTGGTGCATCTCCGTCAACTGTTCCTGTTCCAATATCCAATTCCCAATCTTGCTCATGATATATTATCTCCTCTAAATCTGCGAGTGTTCGTAGATCAGCACGATCAACAACGTCACCGTCGTCTAGCGTAACAGCGAAGCACCTGTTGCACAAGTCTACAAACTCTTGGCTAATAGCATACCGTCTTGTCGCTTCGTAGTCTGTTAATTCTACGTCACACGCTTTACATCTCACAAGGGTTTCTCCTCAACTTCATCTCGCTGTGTTAGTCGTCCTGTTGCCTCGTTATAGAACACCTCACACGCCTTGCCTGTCTTACCAGTATATCGGTTCTTCAATACACGTAACACGGTCGTGTTCTTGACAATTGGATCGTCAGCCTGACTGTTACGTTCAGCACCAATGACCGCATCAGAGAGCTGTGCAATCGAGGCAGAGCCACGTAACATACCCAAGCTAGTCACCGCACCGTCCTCCAACTGCTTGCCTTCTGGTCTGCGAAGGTGACTAACAAGGAACATACAGATGTTCATCTCCTGCACAAATGTTCGCAGCTTTGTCATGATCATGTCAAGTGCACGGCGTTCATCCCCGTTGCTTTGGTCGGACACCAGTATTGATACGTGATCCAGCACGATGAATCTAACGCCAAGTACCTTCACAAAGTACCGCATCCTGCCCAGTACGTTTTCTATCTCGTTACTACCGAAGTGTTCCCACAGATAGACACGGTTCTCATAGTCCATCGTATCGTACACAAGGTCGATGTCCTGATCGTCATACTCACAGTCAGGTAGGTGGATAGGCTTGTTCAGTTCAAGACCAACAAGACCGCGCATGGTACGTTCAGGTGTCTCCTCAAGAAACATCAGACCAAGGTTATCCTCTGACTGCGCCATGATGGAGCTAACAATCTCACGCAGAAGGGTACTCTTACCTAGTCCTGAGCCTGCACAGATCGTAACCAGCTCTGCCATACGTATACCGTACAGGTGCTTGTTCAGTCCGTCGAACGGGTACTGTACCTTCGCCTTGGCGAGTGGCTTCTTGATCAGCTCACGTAGCTCACCAGCACCTACGATACCTTCGGGTGTGTACGGTTGAGCAGACCACCACGCTTTGGTGTACATCTCTGAGTCGTTGTTGGATAGGTAGTCACACGCATCCTTGTAGCCGTTAACGTGCTTAACAATCCTTGCTTTGTTACCGAACAGATCAGCACACTCCTTCGAAGCTTTCTGTCCCGGCTCGTCGGCATCGAAACAAATAACAATAGTCTCGAAGCTGTTCAGCCAATCGTAGAAGAGACGACAGTCTTTTGCCGCTGACGTTGCACCGTTGCGTACACTGACAACAGGGAACTTACTACCTGTCATTTGGTGTGCCGCTAACGCATCGTACTCGCCTTCAACGATAGTCACATACTTACCACCTTCGGGAAACAAGTGCTGACCGTACAGTCCTGCGTGTTTCCAATCGCCAATGATGCTGAAGCGTTTGTCAGGGTTGCGTACCTTGGCAGCAACAGGCTTGGTCGGATCGTTAGGGCTGAAGTAACCGAACGTCGTAACCTCACCGCTCTTCAGTGCTGAATACTTCTTAGCTGTTGTACCTGTGATGAGGCGGTCAGTGATGGAACGGTACTCAGCAGTGATGAGACGATGCTCAGTCTGACTGAACGATGGCTTCGGTGCTTCGTTGATAGCTCCTAGTTCACGTACGTTTTCTCGTACGCTGTCCTTGGGTGCTGGCGTAAACGTGTCACAAACAAAACACTTGCTTGATCCATCGTCGTTGAATGCCAACCCGTCACTGCTTCCGCAGTCTGGACATGGCTGGTGTGTATCAGTGAATGGCATGGTCACTTGCTCCTAGTGTGTTGTAACGTTCCTGCAATACTTCATCGTCCAGCTCGCCGTAGCCTATAGCTAAGAACGTACCAATCATATTCATGATTTCACCTATAGTCAAATGATCCAAGTCGTACTCAACAAGCTCATGTATCATGTCGTCTTTACAGATAGTCATTACAATATTTCCTTAATAAATTTAACATTACTGTTGACTTTACAGATAGAGTTTATCATGGATCTAATCGTCTGTCAAGCCTCGAGGTGTGTTATGCATAAGTACAGTCTCTCTTGCCTTCTGTTCCTCGGCTTTATAAAACTTCTGAACGTGCCAAGGTCTTTCTACACCATAAGAAAAGTAGTCGTCAGGGTTATATTTCTTTCCTGCAATGCGCTCTAAACTGTCCAACATTATTGACAATTCAAAAAAGTCTTCTTTGAAAGCGCAGAAATCTTCTTCTTCATAGTGTTTGTTTTCGGCCATCAGATGATCACTAATAATTTTTAGCTCCCACCACGTCCAATCTATCAAGGTGTCTAGCTCTTTCCTGACTTCAAGTATGTCGTATTTCATTTATCTTCCTCCTCGTCACGTTCGCGTTTGTAGGCATCGATGTCGTCTTGTTCGTGATCATCTTCCTCGAACTGATCGTAATAATCATCGTGCCACAGCTCCCAAGATTCTCTAGGCTGGCTCATAAACTACCTCCTCTTTGATAACACGTACCTCTTCGCCGTCTTTGTGGTATTGAATGCAAAAGTATTTTGCGTTGTCAAGTGTTGAGTTGTAGGAAGAGCCGTCACTGTCACGCTCCTCCCACTCCCATGTATTGCGGTTAAACTTCTGCACTACATACCATGTATCAATAGCCATTAATCATCCTCCAAAACAAAACCATCGCACACCTCTATATCTAACGTATGCACTTTAAGAAGCTCTTCCCAATCTCCAAAGTCTTCGAACAGCTCTTCGGCATGGTCTCGACTTTCAGCCTTCACTTTGACCTCATAAACTTTGGTCATAAATATTTGGTACGTCTTCATATTTACACCTCCACATCGTAGATGTCAGTATCCTCTTCATCTTCTTGACGCATGGCTGAAACGTCATCTTCGTTCCAGTCAATCGGTGGCGACAGATCCTCCAGCGCATAGTCAACAGCAGCATTGTATGAATCGTCCTCGTCACGACCCCTGACATACACACGCTTTGTAACAGTTACAGTTACATCGTATGCATAGACACGGTCCTTGAGTAGGTCAGAGATATCATCCAGCTTCGCTGTTGCGTCACTGAGCAGTACATCCAACTCCTCGAACTCAGTATTGTTAGGACTGTTGATAACATCGTAACCAATGTCAGCTCTCAACCCGTTTATCTTTCTGCGAATAGTATCAATACCGTCGCGGTCAGTTAATAAATAGTCACTCATTGTGTCATCTCCTCTACTTTGTTAATGATCCTATCCTCATACGGCCCTGCTGAATATTCACCGATTACCTCCATTGGATCGCTGGTGCTAGTGACGTTACCGTACACAAACTGAAACCATGCGATGTAAGTCTCGTGTGTCTCACTGTACACACCCACGTCGTCAAAGTCACACTGTCCCATGTTGTCGAGTATCGTGAAGTGCTCGCGTGATTCTTGAACATCAGCGTACTCACCCTCACCACACACAGTGATGCTCTTGTCTGGATCGCTGAGAACTGTGTCAACGAAATATTCTGCTACTCGTTTCTCTGTAAAGTGCATTGTTGTTTCTCCTTCATTACTGGATACAAGTTTATCGTAGCTTGACAAAACAATACGTACCGTCTTCGATTCTGTAAAGAGTGTATCGACCCCTCAGATGTTTGACAGCCGCCGCGTTTGTTTTGCATCTATCTTTTTCTGATAGCGTAAACCACTGACCGGGCTTCATTGACTCGAACAGATCTCGCCACGCGCTACCACGTCCTCGGTAGTTCATAGGTGAAGGTGCTTTCTTAGATTGTACTTTGAAATGTGTCATGGTAAATCTCCTCTGGTAACATGTTACCAATTAAAAGTTGATGGTTGGTATTACTTCGTTGTCAACGACAAAGCCGTTGGTGTTGGTCTTCGCTGGTCCTTTTGCAACCAGCCCCACTACTACCCCGCGATTGTTGACGTTGACCCAGTCTGAGTCGTCGCCGTTGATCACAGGTCTTCCCATAAACGTCGATGGGAAATTCTTATTCCTGAACACGACTGCCATAGGCGCATCGCTGTAGGATTTGAGGAAGCTCTGCACCTGAGATTGATAGTGCTTGGCTCCGCTGTAGCTGAACATTAGTCGGTAGTTGTCCGGCTGTCGCTGTCCATGAAACCGTCGCGCCTTCTTTGTGTAGTCATAGAACTGCAACTCAGGGAACGACTGCGGGATCATGTGTTCTTCCCAACTAATGTCGCTCATGACGTTGAGACGTACAACACCCTGCACACCCTGCTTTGCACACAGCTTGGCAAAGTTGCGTAGTTCGTGGTTGAGCTGTATGAGGAACGCTTCCTGATCGTCGTGCCAGTAATCAGTGCGAGCCTGTCGCGCTTGATTGATCGACGGATACACAGCACCCAGTCCAGACTCTTTGAGGCAGTCAACCATACAGCCCGCAGCTTTTGCACCAGCGCAGACCACATCGTCAGGGTGCATCGTCAGCGTCGCCATGCGTATGGAGTCGTCGCGGTTAGTCTTGCGAGCCTTGGTGTTGCCTAGTGTTTTGCTCGTGTCAAGTAGTTTCATTACATATACTCCCAATAGTTGATATCGTCTTCGGTGATCTCACAGCGAAACCAGCCCAGTGCCAGAACGTATGACTTGCCGTCGCCGTCAATAGTGCGTGGACAGTAGAACGTGCCCATCATGAACCGCGTTGACCAGTACAGGTCGATCAGATAGTCGTCGGTTTTGATAACGATACCGCTACCCTCGCCGTACCACTTCTGTGCTGTCGTGATTTTCATCGCTTTTTCCTCGCTTTTTTATAGATTAGGGATTGACATTTGATAAGTCAACACCATTTACAGATTTATTTTCGGTACAAAACATCGGTAACATGTTACCAGCCTAGTCCTTAAACATTTCTGTCGCCATTTCCAACATAAACTCAATCTCATCAGGACTACTCCACTCGTCAGGGTACGGTGACATATCCTGCGCTGTTCGTATCAACTCCATCATATCAGGTGGATAGATAGGGCTGTGCTTACACGTAAGTAGTGGCGGCTCGAAACCAAACGCACCACACCCATGCTTAACAAACAACTGAACAGCATCCTTGTATGACGCTCCCTCCACATCATGAAGCTCGTCATGATCCCACGGTTCGCCGCAATGTCTGCAATGTATATCCATTAGTTCAATTCCTCCTCAAACATTTTGTCCCAACACGTCGGACATTTCCAAAAACCAAAGTGTCTCGTCGACATGATTAGTTCGCGGTCGTCAGCGTTAAGGTACGGGAAGGCGTCCTGTATTAGAACACCGTCGTTTTTCCAGCGGTTGAAGTCTGCTTGATCTACGGTGATCTCAGCAGTCGCGCCGCAGTTGCATTCGTTTCGTATATTCATCGTTTATTCCCCGTCGTTAGTGAGAGCGTACAGCACAAAGCCGACGCCGGTCGTGGTTAGTAGCAGGACAACGTCCCACCAAGGTTGCCATTGTTCGAACATCGTCGTCTCTCCTATGGTGTGAATACAAGCGCGTTACCAAAAATAACGACGACCCAAGCCGTCAACCAAAATATTTGTACTTTTTCATCGTATGACATCGTTAAACCCTCTTGAAAATCGGTAACATGTTACCAGTTTAGGTTTCCGTTTCGTCCGGACAGGACTCATCAGCACGGTTCTATACCGTGGACGGAAAAGCGCACCTCCGAAGAGGTGCAAGTGCTACGGGTTGAGCGGGTTTAGACTGACAGCTTTCGCATCTCTTCAGCGATCATCTCAAGGATACTGTCCGGCACTTCGGAAGCATCCAGCTTTTGGGCTAGTGTGGTGAGAATGTCGCGCTTATCATTTTCTTCTGACTCCTCTGCCTCATGAATGTAGAAATTGCATATCCCGTCTTTAATGTTGAACGTGATATCGAGACCTAATCCGCCTTTCTCAATATCCTTTTTGGTCTCGCGTCTGAGTGTAACGCGTAGGACCTTCAACGCTGATTTAGCCTTTCCGCCGTCCGCATCATCATGTGCGCGTAGCTCCTTTGTTGATCGCTTTGCGGCGATGATCTCAATGGCATCTTTCATTACATCAAGACCTGAAACGTTGCCGTGAGCGTCAATGTTGATCACTGGCAAGAATGCTCGAATGTGACCAGCGAGTCGGCCATAGGCCATAGCGGAATCGGTTATCTGTCGTGTGGTAGGTAGTGTCATTTTCGTGTCCTCCTTGGACGTTAGCGGTAACATGTTACCAGAATTACGGGCAGGCAGTGCCCATGCCCAATATGTTGCAAGCTACATGCCATCGATGAAAAAACCTTATAAATCAATAGCTTACAAATGCCACCCTCTCAAATGTTACCTAAAACATGCACTAATTTGGTGCAATGTAACACTCGGTAACACATTTGGGGTAACACTACTGTTACCGGTAACACTGGGGTAACACATTCACGCAGGCTATGGGTAACACGATGCAGATTCATATGCTGAATTATGCAGGCCAATGATGTTAACTGGGTTTACATTCACGCCCTGAATGGTCCTTCTTAGACTCTCACACGCACCTATTTAGATATGCGAATATAAAGATATCCTTATATGCAACTGAGAATCATTAGCGTTTACGAATGAGAATCATTATCAAATGCGAATGAGAATCATTACGCCGTTTCGGGGCGGGGGAGGGACTATGCTGATGACTGTGTTGTTAGATCCTTCTCAGACACAAAAAAGAGTAAAATTAGAACTTAATATAGCCAATAGTTCTAAACAGGTAAACTATAGAGAAAACAAGCACTTAGCAGTGCAGAATCTGGACCGTGACTGTACAGTTTAAAGGACAGTATGTTTTCTTTTAAAATAATGCTTGACAAATGTTTAAAAGTATGGTACAATAAATAGTATGTTATGTCTTTAAAGATACTTTACCGTGACGGTAATGGTAAGTTTATAAATATATTATTAAAAGTTTACGGTAATGCACGGTAACGTAACTTTAAAGAGTCTTTAAAGAGGTATTTATGTCAGATGTTGATAATCCTCCTCGCCGAAAGCGTGGAAGACCGCGTAAAAG